GTCCGCAAAAACCCAGTCAGGCACTGGATTAATGAAGTTAAATGATGGACTAACTTATGATGGAGTCTATGGTAATCGAGTGCAAGACAAGAGAGTATCATTAGGCGTTTGTGATGTTGCTTATGTTCTTGCAATCTTAGAATCTTCAACTACTGCTGATCCTCAGTTACCTATTCTCCAACTTACTGGTTTGAATACTAATATTCTTAATGCTCTACAGGGCGAGAATATAGTTGGTAAAAACTCTGGTGCATCTGCTGTATTTGTATCTACAAACGGATCTAATGAAGTTAATTTCGTTTATCAGAATGAAAATACATTTGAAGTTGGTGAAGAAGTTACTTTTGAAGAAACAAATGTACAGGGTGTAGTTCAAACATTTATTCCTGGCGATAAAGACATCCAGAATGACTTTGAGTTTGATCCTGGCCAAGAATTAGATTATGTTGACTTCTCTGCTATTATTAGAAAACAGGGAACAGAAGCTCCTACAAGAAGAATTACCGTTATTTACAATAACTATGTAATTGATGCTGCAGACCCAGGCGACTTTGTAACTGTAAACTCATATGACTCTAAGTTGTATAAGGATAGTTTACCTTCTGTTGCTGGTGCTTATGCTTCTGACATCATTGATTTAAGACCAAGAGTAACTACTGCTGTTCCAAGTAGATCTCCTGGCGAGTTCTTTGCAAGACAATTTGAATCTGGTACATCTTCTACATCACATATTATTGCAAAAGATAAGTCATTCAATATATCGTATGATTACTACCTCGGTAGAATAGACAAACTCTTCTTAAGTAAAGAAGGTATTTTCTCTATGGTACAAGGATCACCAGCAGATTATCCAAAACTACCAAACACCATAGACAATGCACTAGAAGTGGCAACCATTGAAATGCCACCTTATGTTTATAATACAGATGATGTTAAGTTAACTCTTGCTAAACATAAACGATTCCGAATGAAGGATATCGCTACCATTGAGAGTAGAGTTAAAAATATTGAATACTACACAGCGTTGTCTTTACTTGAAGTAGAAACAACTAATATGTCTCTTCGTGATCCACAGACTAACCTTGATAGATTTAAGTCTGGATTCTTTGTTGATAACTTCAAGTCAGTAACTTCTGGTGATGTCACAAATAAACAATTTAAGGCATCTATTGACTCAACTGAGGGGAGATTGAGACCACAACACTACACCACTTCTATTGATCTTTTACTTGGATCAGAGGCGATTGTAGGTGCTGCAACATCATCTAATCCATCAGCGGATTATAGATTTGCTAGTGATCTAGGAGATTCAAATGTAAGAAGAGTGGGTGACGTTGTATGTCTAAATTATGATGATTTTGTTTTTCTAGAAAACAAATTTGCTACTCGTATCGTAAACGTAAACCCATTTGCTGTTGTAAACTGGATTGGTCAAGTTGAATTAAATCCAGCAACTGACACATGGATAGAAACTAGAAGAACTGCTGCAACATACGATATTGAAGGTAGTTTCAATTCAATGATGGGAATGACTGGTGCTGATAGTAATACTGGTCTTTCACCTGTTGATTGGGGTGGTTGGGAAACTACATGGACAGGAAGAAGTTCCACTTTAGGCCCTGTTACTAGAGTTGACTCATCATCAGAAGTTCTTAGTAGAACAGTTCAGAGACATGGCCCATTTGTAGGCCCTCGTAGAGGCGGTATTCCAATTACTACAACTACGAATTTACTAGAAAGAAGAGATGTATTCAGAACTGAGACTACAGTTAGTAGAAGTAATCAAACTAGAGAGGGTATTCAGTTCAGAGTTGGTGAGAGATTTGATACTACAAGTCTTGGAGACAAGGTAGTCAATACAGAAGTTGTTGCTACAATGAGATCTAGAAACATTGAATTTGTTTGTAGAAGATTAAAACCAAATACAAGATTATATCCATTCTTTGATAATATTGACATGGCAAGATTTGTCGTGCCTAAACTTGTCGAAATTACAATGGTATCTGGTACGTTTGGTGCTGGTGAGATTGTAGAAGGAAGTCGTCCTAACTCAAATAATGACGCAATCAGATTTAGATTAGCTAACCAGAACCATAAGTATGGTGAATATAACAATCCTTCACAGACATACAAACAGAATCCATACGAACCATCTTCTGCTATATCATCCACATATTCATCAACAACTACAATTCTAAACGTTGATACTGCATCTTTAGAACTTCAGGCTGCATCTGGATTCTATGGATATGTTACTACTGGAATGAAGTTGGTTGGACAGTCTAGTGGTGCAATCGCAACTGTGTCTAATATTAGACTCATTACAGATAAGGCGGGAGTTCTTATTGGATCTCTATTCTTACCAGATCCAACAGTACCTTCTGCACCAACATTCAACACTGGTACTAAAACATTTACATTATCATCTAGTTCTACTAACCAAACTATTTCTGGATTTACAGATAGTGAGGGTTCAGCAAACTTTACTGCTGCTGGTACTTTACAGACAGTTGAGGCATCTACTCTTAGAACGAGAAATGCAGATGTTCAAAGAATACCACAGTCGGATTCTAGACAAATCTCAAGTACAGATACAAGAGAAGTTGTTGATGTTGCTTTCAGTCAAAGAACGACTCGTCAAACAAGATGGGTTGACCCTCTTGCACAATCATTTGAAGTTCCTGATGTTAATGGTGTATATCTAACTAAATGTGATGTCTACTTCTCAGCGAAAGACACAAACCAGTTACCTGTTACTTTACAAGTAAGAACACTACAGACTGGTTTACCTACACAAGAAATCTTACCATTTGGTGAGTGTATTCTTGATCCTGATGAAGTTGTGTTATCAGATGACGGATCTAAGGCAACGACATTTACATTCCCATCACCTGTTTATTGTGAAGGTGGAGGAGAGTTTGCACTTGTTCTTCTATCTGCATCTAATGAATACTTTGTTTACATCTCTAGGATGGGTGAAGAAGATATTACTACAGTAAATGCTGCAGATTCTGAGAAGATAATTGTATCTCAACAGCCTCTACTTGGTTCATTATTCAAATCACAGAACGGTGCTACATGGGATCCTAGTCAGTTAGAAGACTTGAAGTTTAATCTATACAGAGCAAACTTCACATCTACAAGTGGTAGTGTCAACTTCTATAATCCAGACTTAGATATTGGAAATAGACAGATTGTTTCTCTTGCTCCTAATCCAATTGACATGGTTTCATATAATGCTGTTGTTGGATTGGCGAAGAGTTTGACAACTGCTGAACAAACTGGTTTAACAGAAGGAACTACAATTTATCAACAGTCAAATCCAAACTTCAAGGCAAACTTGAATAAACTTCTTGGTGCAATCGGTATTGGTAGTAATTTAACAATCACAGACGCTGGTACTGGATTTGCTTCAACATCTGTTGTTTACTCCAATGTACCTTTACTATCAAAATTTGGTAGAGGAAGTGGTGCAACAGTCAACTTAACTGTAAATGGTGGAGTGGGAGTTGCGGCAACAGTTGCAATCGGTGGAACAGGATATGCTGCTGGTGATGTATTAACAGTATCTGCAACTAACACTGGTGGTTTCGGTAAGGATCTTCAATTAAGTATTCCTAATAATGTTGGTATCATAAGTGCCTTCAATACGTTAGTCTTGAATAATATTCAAGGTATACCTAAAGTTGATTCATCATCTTCAATCGTATATGTTGGTGGTAGTGGAACAAGTATCGTTAACGGTGCATCTATTAGTTACCTTAATAATATTGCTGATGGATTACATTTCCGTGTAAGACATGCAAATCATGGTATGTATTCTCCATTGGATCAGGTTGTTCTTTCTGGAGTAGAACCTGATGTTAAACCTGAGAAATTAACTGCTACAATTGATTCCTCAAGTACAGGTAACATTGTGGTAACTGCTGTTGGTATATTCACTTCCTTCGAGGGTGTGGAAGTTAGTTCTTCAAACCCAGGCTATGTTAAACTTGGAAATGAGATTATTAGATACACTGGTGTAACTACTTCTTCCTCATCATTGAATAATATCACAAGATCTATGGATGAGACCAAAGCTGGTGATTACAATATCAATGATAAGATATTTAAGTATGAAATGAATAGTGTATCTTTGAGAAGAATTAATACATCTCATAAGTTCAATGATACAGATTCTGCTAAGTATCCAGTTGATGTAGACCACTACTGGTTGAAGGTAGGTATTTCTAGTCGTGGACTTGATAGAGCAACTGGAAATTCTAGTGGATTACCAGAATTATTCTTTAAAGAAACTAAGTCTGGTGGTAGTTATGACCAACAGTATGTACAAGTTGGAACACCATACGGGCCAATGGCAACACAGAATATTGCGTTCAACATTGTTAGACCTAACGTTTCTACACTTCTCCCTGATGGAACCGATATTTCTGGAAGAATAAGAACATTCTCTAGTAACAGTCCTGATGGAAACTTAAGTGCATTTGTTGATCAAGGATTTGAAACAATTTCACTTAACAGTAATAACATTCTACCTACTCCTAGGATTATTGCATCTAAACAGAATGAATTAGATAAGTTAGTTGATTTCCCTGGCAGAAAGTCATTTACATTACAAACTTTCTTAACTACACAAGATTCAAAAGTCAGTCCTATGATTGACTTAGATAGAGTCAACATGGTTACTGTTATGGATAGACTTAACTCTAAAGTTACAGACTATGCTACAGACAGTAGAGTCAACTCTCTTGAAAGTGATCCTAGTGCAGCGATCTATCTTTCTAAGGTAGTGTCTCTTGAGAAGGCTGCAGATGGTTTGAAAGTTATGTTCGATGCCTACAGACACTCAACAAATGATATTAGAGTATTGTATAGAGTATTCAGAATTGATGCTCCACCACAATATCAATTATTTGAATTATTCCCTGGCTTCGATAACTTAGATTCTAATGGAGTAATAATTGATCCAGCAAAGAACAATGGTAAACCAGACAGAAGAATATTATCTTCTGCAACTGAACAAGATTATAAGGAATATGAGTTTAACATAAAGGATCTACCACAGTTCAATGGATTCCAAATTAAAATTATCATGTCAGGAACTAACTTTGCTTATGTTCCTAAGATTCGTGACTTAAGAGTGATTGCATCTATCTAATGGCAAGAATTAAAGTCAAAGATAGTAACTCTCTTTATAGAGATGAAGAGAGTGGTGCAATATTAAATTGCAATGATGCTGCATATAATAATTACCTCAAAATGAAACAAAACAAGTTGAATGAGGTAAGTGAAATGGATAAACTAAAGGATGATGTTGATGAACTCAAAGATATGATGAAGCTAATTTTAAGTAAATTAGATAAATAACTAAAACTCCCTTTTGAAAGATGACAGCTAGGAACATCAATTTAGTTTTAGATCAAGGTGTAGATTTTGAAGCAACTTTTACCGTCAGAAATGAGGATTCTAGTGCTTTAAATTTGACAGGTTACACTGGAGAAGCTAAAATAAAGAAGCACCCTGCTGCTACAAAGTACAATGCTTTCATTGTTACTTTTCCTAATAGGGTCAATGGACAGATTAAAGTCGCATTGGCTTCTACTGCCACCACTGCAATAGAGGGAGGAAGATATGTGTATGATTTAGTTTTAACTTCGCCTAATGCGTATAAGACTAGACCAATACAAGGAAATGTTCTCGTAATCCCAGGCGTAACCTAATGGCAAATTACCTAGTAACGCTAAACGAACCTGGCAAGTATAATGTCGGTGTAGACTATGAGATTCCCTCTAAGTCTATTCAATATGGGAACATATTGATAGGTAAGACCCCAGCACAGGATGGGTCTGAAACTACATTTTCGTTAAATGATCAAGGAGCTCCATACTCTCCTAACAACAACCAACAACTTATCGTAACTAAGAATGGTCTATTTTTAGACCCTTCAAATGATTATAATATATCTGGGGATCAGATTGTTTTCACAACTGCTCCAACAAACTCAGATGACATAGTAATTATTGCTCTTGCTGCAGCTGCAGACTTAACAAGAACTGTCAACTATGTTATTGATAGTGGAAGTCTCCCAATGCAAACTGGAGATAAAGGTAAGTTGACCATAGATGTTACTGGTGTAATAGAACAGATCAGAGTTTTATCTGATCAAACTGGTGACATTGTATTTGAAATAGAAAAATGTACCTTTGCTGATTATCCTAATTTTACTAGTATAACCAACGGTGCAAGAGTCCAACTTACTAATACTGATAAATACTTTGATGATGTCCTAAATAATTGGACATCGACGATCACAGCGGGAGAAATTCTACGTTTTAACGTGATCAGTGTGAATAATATTAGAAGGTTACTAATCTCTCTAAAATTAAAATTATAAATAACAATAGTTCTTAGTTCAACTAGACCCCTAGAGGTAGTTTTTCAATGGCATTACTCGTTCCTAATATTGGTGAAATTGAGTCGCTACGTTATCTGATCGCTCAGAATAACTTTGTCGCAGATTTAGAAGATACATCACCGCGAAATCTTGTATTAAAACTTTTTACAAGTAACACAACTCCTGCCGAGGGGGATGTTCCATCTGCAACTGGATACTTTGAACCATATATTGACGGAAACGTTAATGGTTACGGTACTACTGCAAACACAGGATATCCTGTTTGTGTAAACAATAGGTCTGACCAAGACTATAACCAACAGTATGGAATTTTGTTGAATGGATCTAGATGGGTAATTAAGAACGTTGGTAGTGGTACAACAGCCACATACCCAGAACAGACTTTTACTTTCACTGGCCCTGCTGGTAATATCTACGGATATTATGTAACTAGAGCAAATAACATGCCTGTCGCTGTACAGGGTGTTGTTCACGGTGCTAGTGTTGGTATTGGAACCACAGTTACCAAAGGTAATAACACTGATCCTTGTATCGGTATTGTTGGTAACTCTTACCTCACAATTGACCCACAGGTTAGTATCGACGATCTAACTCTTGGACAATTCGTTGCTGGTAACGCTGGTGTTGCAACTGGAACGAGAATCATCGGTATTGACCGAAGTTATCGAACAATTTATCTGGACAAGGCATTAGTAGACAACATACAGGTTGCTACTGATCCATCAGTTACATTCAGTTTCGGTAAGATCTCTATTACTAACCACGGACTTAAGGCTGGAGACATCCTTTATGTAAACGCTGGTACTGGTAACACAACTCTTGAATCTAATGTTTACACTGTATTCAATGTACCAAACGCAGATGAGTTTGTAACAACTCCATCTATGAGTGCTACATCAAACGGTGTATTGGGACTAAACACTGCGACTCTTTACAGTTCTATAATGTACGCTGAAAGATTCACAAACGGCCCATACAACATTCAGAACAACGGAGACCAAATCAAGATTACTCTAAACGTCGCACTCGACTAATAGAAACACTAAATATCAATATGTGGACTCTGCTTTATAACTAAGGCAGGGTCTTTTTATTCGGAGAACTCTTTGACAGTATTTGTCTATGACAATACGAAGATAGATCAATTCACTACATTCCAAGCGGGTGACATCACCGTAGGATCAGTGGAGAATATTGACTATGGCGACATAAATCAACATGTAGAACCCGAA